CGACACTCCTAATCTTATTGAAGGCAAAACAGTTAGGCCATACCTTGTTACTCCTGAATGGGTTGGGGAAAGAAAAACCGAATGGGGCGAAACAGATCCTTTGTATGAGGTAAGGGTGTTAGGCAACTTTCCGACGACTTCTGAAGGTGCTTTGATTCCTCTTGCTTGGATAGAGAGGGCTAAAGCCTCGACTGCTAAACCAGAAGGCATAACCACAATGGGTGTAGACATTGCTAGATTCGGTGGCGACGAATCAGTGGCGTACCTTAGGCAAGGTGATGTAGTAATAGCAATGTGGAAGTGGATAGGAAATGACACAATGGAATCGACTGGCAAAATTGCAAGGCTTATTGATGACCATACTCCTTCCAGAGTCAATATTGATGCTGTTGGTGTGGGTGCTGGTGTATACGACAGACTAATTGAACTTGGATATGATGTGTATGCTATCAATGGTTCAGAACGAGCATTTCAATCAGATAGATTTTTGAACTTAAGGACAGAGATAACATGGAATCTAAAGACAAGGTTCGAAAATGGTGTCATAAGAATTGCGGATGATGATAGATTAGAGCATCAATTAGTAAACCTGAAACAACAATCTTTGTCTAGTAGAGGACAGCTTAGACTTGAAAATAAGGAAGACATGAAAGCAAGGATCGGAGCTTCGCCTGATAGAGCTGATGCATTAGCATTAGCATTTTGGGAACAGGGAAGACAACGTACAGCATTGATTGGAAATGCTGCAGAATTTGCAGGACAACAATCTTCTCCGGTTCCAGAACATCAAATGGAAAGGGTTGGAAAGAATCTCATTATGAATACATCGCCCGCTCAAATGGTATATAATAAACTTGCAAATGTTGTTATGCATGAATGCATCAATTGTCATGCAACTGGACATGCAGTAATATCATGGTCTAATATGAGTGGAAATGTCCTTAGTCCTGCAGATGCTACTATTGGAAAATGTATGATCTGTGGGTATTCTTGGGAAATAGTGCATAATTAGGAGGAGAGAATGGTAACGAACATGGGCGAAAACATGAAGCACTTAGAGAAAAGATATAGGGTTCTATACAACGAAAAGACTGACACTTGGCGTATACTTGACACTTGGAACGATGCGATGAATAAGATCTTAGATTGGGAGACTGATATTCCTGACACTAATCCAGCTTTGATGATTCTTCCAGGGCAGGCCTTTACGGAACTGGCTATGGAAGCGGCACGGAGAGGAATACTTGGAAAGGCGGTTATTCCTAAGGTGTCGGATGTTGATATAGAGGAACGTGATAATCAAATTAGATTACTTAAGGCCGAGTTAGAGGGAATCGGAAGCGTAATGAAGGAAATGCAAACTGAAAACATTGCTTTGAGACATGACATTTCAGAATCAAAGAAGGCACCGGTTAGAACTGAAAGGTATGAGTTAAAATCTCAGGTTGTCAAGGGATTGCTTCAATTGGCAGGAATGGAAGACCTTAGAGACATTGATAAGTCATAGTGTCTTTCCCGGAGGAATAAACCATGGGTAATAAACTATCAGATTTCTTTCCTGAAAGGCCGGCGTGGGTCGAGAAACAACAAAGACTTGATAATCTGATTAGCTTTGCTTCATCTGCAATAGATATTCAAAAGTCCCAAGGAGGTGAGACGTTTAGGTCTCCCTCTTTTGGTATCGATAATCTAGCATATCTGTGGTCTAAACAGTATACACAGAATCGTGCTCAGATGCTTAATGACTTGTTTGCTATTGCAAGTACTGTTGCAGAAATCAGAGCCCCGGTTATGCATATTAGGAATGAGGTGTTCAGGAGAGGAATCGAATGGCATGCTAAGTTCTCGAAGAAGTGCAAGGATTGTGGGCAAGAGTATTCTGATGAAGTTGAGAAGTGTGCTTCTTGTGGTAGTACTAATCTTAGGGCTCCTGAACCTAGTCAAAAAGATAGATTGAAACCATTCATAAGCAATTCAAACGTATTTGGTAATTCTTTGATTGAGATATCAAAACAGCTTGAATGGGATGCCAATGTTGTGGATGAGATGTATTTGTATGTGGCCAAGGAATTCATAGCGACTGGTAACGGAGACGAAGTCCGAAGCAAACCATTAGAGATTCGTAGGTTAAATCCTGCTTACATTGAAATGGATCTTAATAGTCAAGGACTTCCAAAGGCTAATCATTTCGTCTGCTTGATTCATAGAGAACAAGTGAAGAAAGCGGGTGCCACTAAGGATGGCAAAAGGGAAGACATGGTGTGTCCCACTTGCAATCGACCTTTAGTTCCTATCATGTGGATCTACTATTACAGGGGTGCTAAGAAATACCTACTGGAATCGGAGATTTGTAGAGCCTCTAAATTCGAAATAAATGAACTTGGTGGATTCAGTCCTATCCTTACTATATTCGAAAAGGCATTGACCTTGATTGGTATGGATAAAATGGCTTTCAAGTACTTCTTCGAGAGGAAGTTACCTGCGTCTATCTTGATGGTGTGGACTGATGATGTTGAAGGACTTCGAAGAGAACGTGAAGGAATGCTTCAACAACTTGCTAAGAATCCTGATTATGTGCCAATGATGGGTGTATCTTCGAAACAAGGTGCAAGAGGAAGGGCTGAGTTGCTGAGGTTGTTCCACACATTTGCTGAAATGGATTATATGCCTTTGAAGAATGAGATCAGAGAGAGGATAGCTTCACTTTGGGGAGTGACTCCTATTTGGCAAACAGCTGTGGAATCCGTTGGAGGAATGTCTTCACAGACAGCTCAGTTGGTAGTCACAAGCAGGGTTGTTGAATCAGACCAATCGATCTTTAATGACAAAATGTATCCATTCTTATGTGAGGCATTTGGCATTGATGATTGGGAGATCCGTCTAAAGGTTCCTGAAGAGAAGGCGGAATCAACTAGGATTCAGTTTGGTCAGCAGAGGATTGCTGCGGCTAATATGCTTCATATGATGGGATTCGATGTGAAACTGAAACCTGGTGTCAAGAGCATTGATGATGTTGACTTCATTGTATCCGGTGAAGCTTTAGACATGAAGCAACAGATGGGAATGGGTGGTGGAGCACCTCCAGCTACTGGTGGAGAGGGAGGAAATCCTAGTCCAGATGGAGGACAACCTCCTGCAGGTCAAGGTGGAGCACCTCCTGCTGACATTGATGATAGAGGAGAAGAGGCCGGAGGAAAGTTCCCCGGATTCAAATTGGGTAATGCAGCATTTGAGATCAAGCCTTGGATACCTCAGATCTTAGAAAAGGGATTGATGGTAAAGGCACTCAATGATGTGAAGATTCCAGCAGAGGGATCAATGGTTCAGTTGATATTCACTAACAGCGATGATCAGCTTTACGAGGCATTGTTCAATGTCAAGGGAAGCCTTCTTGGTATCAATAGATTGCATCCGGCTAAACCTGGAATGCATGAGCATGAAGGTTATCCGACACCTCATCCTACTTCGTTACCTCATGACACTATGACAATGAGGAATCGACGTGAGGATATGAGTCTTGCTCAAGACAGAGACGAGGAAGCCGAAGATGGTTATACCTAAAAATAGGGATTAAAGTCTAGTAGCCTGTAAACATACCATCTAAAGGACAAACTGGCATTCTAGGCCCCATAGAAGATCAAGTTGGAGGGATATACTATGAGTTACGGAATCGATGAATATACCGAGGATAACCCAATCGGGGGCGGAAATGGATACATATCACCTTATGGCTTTTCTCAGAATACAGCACATGAAATAGTGACGACACTAGCTGAACTTGAAAAGGTTATGGGTGAATTACCTGCATATAGTGAAAAATTGGTATGGATTCCTGATGGTGTGACTATTACGATTCCGACGATATATTCTTCAGGTGGTCGGAGATTGCTTAAGAATGATCTTCGAGGCTATCTAGCATCTAATCTTGGTACAGATACTCATGGTGGTGGAAAGATAAAGGTTACTGCTAAGACTAATGGATACATGACGGCTATTTGGCAAGACAGCTATTCTAAAGTGTCAGGACTTACTGTTGAAGGACCTGGTGCATTTGAAGGAACGACTCCGGTATTTGGATACGCTGGAAACTGTGCATTTAGATCTTCAGGCACAAAGAGGATCGAATACGAAAATTGTCATGTCTTCAATTTTGCTGAAGGATTGATCAAATTCACTGGTGGTGACATTACACCTTGGAATAACCCTACTGATAGGCATTGGATTCATCATTGCAATCTGCATGGTAGTCAGAGGCATGGATTTGGTTATGGTGTATCGCAGGCTGAAGGATATGGTAGCTATTGCGCTGCTTTGATAGAGGCTACAAAGCTGTATGATTGTAGGCATCTGATAATGTGTGATCATGGTCAATATTGGTCATATGAACTTAGGTACAATGACTTTGGTGATAGTTGGTACAAGAGTGGTGGAACTGGTGCAAAGACTTATGCCTGTCAGATTGATGCGCATGGTTCTGGTGATTCAACAGCTGGATATGCTGGATATCATTATGAGATCTACTACAATGATTTCAGTATCAATGATGGGAAGGCAAACATAGGTGTCAGAGGAATTCCTAGGGATAAGTTCAACATCTATAAGAATCGGACTAGGAAGACCAATCATTCCGGTGCTTATCCTGCTGATGGGTCATACGAAAAGGCAAATGTTGGAGGTTCATTGGTTGATATGGAAGGTGGTGAGGGTGGATATCAACCATATGGTAATGATATGCCAGCTCATAATGTATTCGCTTGGGATAATTGGTATGGTGCTAGTGAACCTCCTGATGATCTGAAGGAAATGCTTGTAAATGTTGCATTCACACGGAGGCCATAAATGAGTACTAAAGAAGTCATATTCGAAGATCTTAACAATTTGAAGGTAACAATTCAGGCAGAACTTATGTCGGATCCTGTTGATGACATAGCAGGCACCCAAGTAGTAATGTTTGATGAACTAAAACTTACAATCACAGCAGCAATGACAGACCCAACTCCTGAACCGGATCCTCCAGACATTGTTGTAACGGCATTCGAAGTTGTCCCTGAATCTATTGCTATTGGTGCTTCGTGGACTGCAAAAGCAACAGTCAAGAATAATGGTGGTCAAGGAAGTGGTGAAGTCATAATTGGCTTCATTTCTAATGGAACTAAAATACCTCTGAATAGTAAAGATCCAGGACGAATAATTACACTTGATGAGGGTGCAACAGGAATAGTCACATGGTCAGGAAAAGGCACTACAAAGGGAGCATGGACATTTTATTCAGGAAATCTTACGGATGTCTTGTATGTTGCGATAGCGCCACCATTAGCAAAGTATGATGCGACTGTTACAGTGCAGGATAAGACTGAGTTGAAGTATTTGGTTGGTGCTTCTGTCAAGGTAAATACTTTGACTGGAGTGACTGGTAATGATGGAAAGGTGACACTTGGACCAGTCGATGAAGGCGATGTCTCTTATTCTGTGACTATGAACGAATACAAGCCAGTGACTGGTACAAAGAATACTGGAGATGCGTAGGCGTAACGAGGCCATTTAATTGAGTAATCTTGAATCATTGCAGGAACTAGTAAAAACACGAGGTGTGCCTATTCATCCAGGTCCACCTCCAGGACCTCCGCCTAGAGAAGGCTTAGAATGGGATCCTGAATCGCATCGATGGTTAGCTGAACGTGAAGATAAAACTCCACTCGTATACGGAGTACATCATGATGAGTCGATATTGTATCCAGGCAGAGCGACACGACCATGCACATTCTATGCTCATAGTGCTTCTAAAGTAATAGTGGCACAAGCACAAAAGACGATTGCTAATTTACCACCTGCTGCTAGAGGAAACATTCAGAGCATAGAATTAAATCAGAGATTGGGAAGATCT